AGTTCCATACCCCATACAGTCTTAGGCTTACCGCCACGATAACTTTGAGTATGATGAGTCAGACCCATTCGATGCGTGTGACCACACACTACAGACATACCGCTACGCTTGGCTAGACCAAGGGCTGTGGCACCTGCTGTAGGTTGTACGTTACCCTCATCACCATGCATGAGCAACCAGCCTGGGGCTAGTTCATAAGGGTCTGTATGATACTTAATCTCTAGTTCTTTCAAGCCAAGAAAGTTCTCAAGTTGTAATTCTGGTAGCCCGAGTAGACCTGGGGCTCGCATTGCAACTGTGTTAAACAATCTGTCTGTGTGATTACTACGAACCATATGCTCAACAGTTAAGTCATACAGAACTTGGCGAGTAAGGTCTCTATCCCGTCCGATAGAGCGCTCAAACTCTAGTTCAGTACCTTTACTCCACTTACTAATAGTCTGCATATCCATCTCATCACCACAGGATACAACAGTATCTGGTTGGTACGCCTTGATAAATCTAGCCACAGCCTTAGTGGCTTCTACATCGTGGTACGGTACTTGAAGGTCGGAGATGCAAACTATAGTTTTCATTTCTTTTTTGCTGCTTTCTTGATGATTTTCTTGGCAGTCTTTTTGACTGCACGACGTTTGTTTTCTTTGCCAACATTCTTTGAGTGACTCATTGTTTGTAGGTTGTCGATGCCGTCTTTGCCTGCTCGTCCTCCGTTGTCTTTATGGTCAACGTCAGTATCGCGAGCCAGGCTCTTGCCAGTAGCCCGCTCATAGTCAAGTCGTGCTTTGTTGGTCGAAGTAGTTTCAGTTGTGCCATCTTTCTTTTTGCGCTTGATGACATAGATTGGTCTCCCACCGTTTGCTTTACTTCCCTTGTATGGTCCAAAGATTTTCATTCGTTATCCCATTGCCCTCTCATTACTAGCAATCCAATGATTGCATAGTTTGCCATATCCTTAAACGAGTCCTCGAGTGACTCATGTTGTGGGTTAGCCTTGGTATCAACTAGGTTGTTGATGCGTGCTAACTTGTCATGCATTCGTACTCGTAGTCCATTGATAGCACCGCCAGGTGCCTGTGATATATTCTTTGGACCGTAGTCTTGGTGCTTGCTGATGAGGAGTTGAGACAACTCATAGACTGTGTTACTTAAATGAGTTTCCAAGTGCAACTCTTTTACTACCCCTTGATTCACTTATCCTCCTCTAGTAGTTCTTTTAATTCATCATCTATATCTACCATGTGTTGTTTAATGATTGCTTCTTCTACTAAATCTTTCATCTGGGCAACATCCGTCTGTGCTGCATACAGCGTAGCGTATGTCATCTCAGTAATATCTTTAACAAGTGCTGCATCTTCTGCATTCTTGTATAGTTCCTCTAGTAAAGAGCCGAGCAGTAGCGAGTAACCGTTGGGCAGTTTAAGTATGGGGTCAAAGACTTCTTCTTCTTCATCCATAAGATGATTGACTGCATCGAAGATGTTATCGAATTCTGTGCCACATATCTTACACTGCGGAATTTCAATCAACGTTTAACCCCATCTTTTCTCTAATGAATTGTGCTCCGTGTCTAATATACGCAGAGTTAACATCTTCTCCATCTCCAAATGTGACCGTAGTAACAGGGAGTTCTCTGGAGAGACTCGCTGCAAACTCTCTACCTGGGGCATCGCCATCGGCAAAGACGAAGACTCTTTCGAAATCTGCAAGCAATCTTGTATAGTGCTTCTTCCAAGAGTTCGCTCCAGGAACGCCAACACAGGGAATGCCGACAAGTTTAGACATTGTGAGTGTGTCAAGTTCCCCCTCGCAGACACCAATCCAATCTCCAGCAACCTCGATGTCAAGTACATTGTACATGCGAGTATCAACACCAACCATACCCATATACTTCGGTTCAACGGCAGGGTTAAGAGAGCGAAAGCGCAGGTCAACAACGCCAGTCTTTGTAATGTACGGTATACTAAGCCGACCCGTGTACTGTTCATGTCCAGGTTCAGGCTCCTCTACTACGCCTAATCGCGCCAGACGCGCTACTTCCTTTGTTATTCCCCTGCTTGCTAGGTAATCTTCCGCCTGAGAGATGCTTCCCGCGTACTTGCTGGTTGCTCTCCCCAGTAATTCCTTCTGCGATAGACTTTGCTTCACGTATATCACACCTCTCTTGCTTAGCAATTATCTGAATACTGTTGCCTTGCATACCACACGCGAAGCAATTGAATATGTTCTGTCGTGTATTAAAACTTGCACTTGCATGACTATCATTATGGAACGGACATTTAATATTTACTTGACCAGATGCACGGTTGATGTTGGCACCGTAGTGCTTCAACACCGCCACTATGTCTGGTAAATCATCTACCAAATACATCGCCCAACCTTAATACTAGATACGAATCTTCTATCGTTCTACCTCTTGCTTTGATGAGTACGGCGGGTAAAACTTGTGAATGTTCGATTCCCCTCGCTTCGGCGTAATGCTTTGACTCGAGTTGGGCTTCTCTGGTCCATCCACTGAGGTCAATGGCGTTGCCTGCCCCTGGTGCCTTACATTCGATAACGCCAATGCTACCAAGGAAGTCTGCGCGGACAACAACATCGCCCTCATCTCTTGCACCTGTTCTAGCAAGTCGCTCAGAATCGTATCCATTTGCTCGAAACCAGTCTCTAATGTCCGTTTCATATGTTGCTCCTCTAGCCTTGTGTGATTTGCGTGTTGTCATCCTATATCCTTCTCATATCCACATCGAGTACAAATTACAATCCAATAACTTCTCTGAGGGTCTTTAACATGCCACAGATATCTCTTATTGAATCGACATATTAAATGTTTTAATAATCTCATACATTCTCTGGAATATCATCAATGTACATGTACTCTGGATTAAATGCTAACCAAGTCATGAGCGTACCGCTTGCATCTGCTCTTCCGTAGCGATTCTTGACTGATGCCACGCCCATCGATGTGCCAACGGTCCCAAGCGTGCATATAAGCGCAGGTAGTTGGGATACTTTTCCTTGGATAGCACTTCTTGGTTGACAAGGATTTCCAGGAACTGCTTCCGAAGTGTGATGTAATACCACAACCGCAGCGTTAGTGTCTCTCGCAAGGAACTTCAACTCCTTCATAATTGCACGCATGGAAGCGAATTCTTCGCCCCCGTCTGTTGCAACATCCATAAGGTTGTCCAAGACAATGAGGTGAGGACTACATCCCCATAGTTCCTCAAAGGCTTGGACTTCCTCATCGATGTCTTCTAAGGTTGGTGATGATTCGAAGGACCAGACTATATGGTTTCCTTTTTGGAGGACTGCTTTAGTCCAACCAACATCAGTATTAAGTTTCTGCTCTACGTCTGTCTGACTCTTCCCCGATATCATAGATGCCAGACGCATCGCCATAGTGTGCGCATTAGTATCCGCAGATATGTATAGAGTTGGAACATTGGTCTTGAGTGCTAGCGCTAAGGCTAGTGTAGACTTACCTGCTCCAGGGGCTCCTGCAAACATAGAAACTTCTGAACGACGAATGATAATCTTATTCGCTTCGAATGCTCTGAACGAACTAGGTAAAGGTTCCCCTCCAATAGAGGCACGTCCTACTGAGCGTACTAGTGTTCTCATTGGTACCCTTCCCTAGTTAATTCAAAATGGAAACTCTTCTGGTATTAGTTGACTGGCTTGCACTGGTCCACGCCCTGAGGCATTGGACAGACCCACATCGCGTAAGGATTTCCCGTCTTGCTGGAAATTCCCGACTTGTACTTGCGAGGTCCGTGTTGGCACGTCGGTCCACCCTGTACGGGGGTTGTTGGAGCCATAGCGGACGGAGCCGATGCCTGGGGTGGTGCGAAGTTCGTGGATTGCTCTGTGCCTACCGTTGTAGGCGGTGTTACCAAAGGGGCTGTAGCAAACGCAGCCTTAATCAGTAATTGAACTGCTGCAATCTGAGTTGAGTAATCTCCAGTACCTTCAAGTAATACAGATAGTTCATCTGCACTTTGTGCGCGGACGTTAATCATAGGACCGTTTGGTATCGTATATGATACTTGTAACTTCCAGTCTTCGTTGGCCATTTATTTATCCTTCTTAATAGAGAATTGACAGTACTCGGTTAAACCGCACATGTACTGGCAACTGTTTGTGTTGGGTAAGAATATAGCAGCCTTGCGGGCAGCGTCGAATTGCGTGATTAGGTATTCCATCTTCTCGTACGTGTACTCAGAGAGGTCTACCATCTCGGATATGTTATTACCGCGAGACATGTAGTAGGTACCCCACTTGACCTCTATGCCGAAGGTCTGTTCAAGACCCAGTTTGTAGAAGCCAAGTTGCAAACTGCTGGTTGGTGTATTCTGTGATGTCTTTAAGTCGACAATGACCAGTTCTCCATTGACCTCAAACACACGGTCAATAATCATCTTGACTGGTACGTCATTGACGACAGGGGTTAGGGCAAGTTCGATGCCTGGGTTGCCATCTGGTGCTGTCCAGATTTTCCAATCAGGGTTAGTCTTGCGCCATGCGATGTAGCCTTCGACCCAACGGGGTCCTGATGCTTGCCAGAAGGTTTGGTCTTCCTTGTTAGGGTTAGCCTTAGTGGCACGACCACCAACGCGAGCATTGGTTAGGTCGGTATCACCCTTGCAGAGGTCCCAAGCGGTACCCCATAGTGCATTGGCTGTACTCACATGTTCTCCTTGTCGTAGTTCTCACACGCTAGGTGGAATGCTGAGCCTCCAACGGACCAGACGGATGGGGCTTCTTCCTTGTTGAGGAGTCTGCCGAGGTAGTACTGGTACCCACAGGTTAGGTAGGTTGTAAACGCAGAGTAGGACATATGCTCTGGTAGTGTATATTCTTCTAGTTTGATTGACATAGGTAGAACTATACACCTGGGTGACGGCAACGTCGCCTTCCCACGGTTGGTTATGGTGTGTGTATAATTTATATATAAAGAAAATATATAAAGGCCTTCGGCCTTATATATAGTATATTAACTATAACAATATCTAAGGAGTACTATGTCGACATTTCTAGAAACATTCTTAGCATCACTAGCGGGTATTGCAACCTTCTACCTAGCAGAGGCTGTATACTACGATATCAAGGCTCGTATCAGGGGAAGGCAGTACACGCTTTACCTGGAAGAACTTGAAGAGGAACTTGAGCAGTAACCTTTAGAAACGACAAAAGACCCCCTCGCCCTAGTATAATCACTAAGGTAAGGGGGTTTCTTGTCTTAAAAGGGCCTTGGGAGGCTTTAAATGGCTACTCTGAGCCTTTTCCGTACGCTGCTTCTGTAGGGTCTAACGCCTTTAGAATAGGTGCAGCGACTGATGCGATGGCAGCCATAAGTAGGTTCTTAGGGTTGGATTCACCAGCAAGGTATAGAGCAAGCACTGCAGCAATTGCAGCACGGAGGTACGTACCAGCGATTGCGACTAGTTTTTCTGTATTCATAAGTCCTCCTTAGGACTGTGTAGGAGTTGACGCATGGACCTTGCAGCATGTGCATACAGCAGTCTTATACGTTTTCTTACTAGGTGATGGGATGAGCGCGGCTCTAACCTGATTGATTACCTTAGGTTGATTTAACCACCAGAACCAAGGGCTTGTATCCTTACCCATATCATCGTTGATAGAAATATGTAGGTGTCTATTGTGCTTGTTGCTACCGTCGTAATTACGGTCTCCTTCGGATGCACGTTCGGCTGACCAAATCTTTCCCTTGAAAATTAGGTACTTGACTCGCTTATCTTCCTTTAACTTCTGGAAAATTTCTACGCAATCAATACCACGCTTAGGGTCATGCGTTAGGTCTACTGCATAACCTGTGTTATGGTCTGAATTGGGGTTCTGCGATTGATGTGCTTTCGACGGAAGAAGTCCATCGGACACTTTCAAACGAGATGGAACTATCGCTGTGGCCTGTCGTAGGACAGCAAGAGCGGCAGGTGTGGCTTTCTTGGCTACAGGTTTCATTCATTCTTCCCTCTTTGTAACATCATCTGGTAGAGGATTTCTACCTTTTCTTCTAATCTAATGACCGAGTCTTTAAGACTTGCGCCTGAATTGGGCTTGAGTTCATACAGGTAATGCTTGACTAACCATCTAACAGAACCTGCAAAAGCGGATACGATTGCTATGATTGCTACGATTAGTCCAGCCCAGTTTGCTGCAGTCATTATACGGTCCTTATTGTTATTTCTAGGACTCCACCGAAACCGTCGAAGCGCTTATCGGGAGGAGTCATGCGGGTGAATGTAACTTGCTCGATTACTGCCTGACGAGATTCGCCAGTTGTCAGGTCCTGCCATGTAAGCACATCGCCTGTTTCTTCAATATCTTCTAGTCGCTGGATACGCTCAAATGCTTTACCATCATATCCAACTACAGTATTAAATCTATCTGTCTCAACATCAAAGCAGTATACGGGGAAGCGTACAACGCGCTGACGTGGAGTAGCAATGGTTGCCTTAGCCTGGTATCCCTTAAAAATAGGACCCTTGCTTGCGGTAGTTCCATCGCGGAATAGAATAAATTTATAGGCAACATACTCTTGAGCAGTTGCAGGGCTGGATGTTCCAACCTCAACAGGTGTAATTGATGAATCGTAAGAGATGTGGTCGTACTCAACATCGTCTTTATCCACGGTTTCAAGAGTCATAGAACCAAAAGCAAAGTCGCCACGACCCAGTAGACGCTTGAAGTTCTTAGGCTCAAGTGTACCATATCGAATGTTACCTGTTGTAATGTACCCAGTTGTTGCTAGGTCTGTAGCAGATTGAATAACAATACCGTTACTACCAGATGTAGTAAAGGCTATCTGATTTGTACTTCCAATAAAGTCAACACTAGTTGCGTATCCAGATACTCCATCAAGGTATGCATCTGTAGCGTAAGCAAAGCGTAGAGTTTCTAGTTCGTTAGCAAGGTTAATTCTATATAGGCCAGCATACCCGTCGATGCTTCCAGTTACCCACACGAATGTATCTCTAAAAGCAAAGTCAAGTCCAGTATTTTCTGCTTCAATAATCAAAGGACCGTAGGTTAAATCTCCAGTAGTATCTGATATTAGTGCTACGCGTACACCCTTGTTTGTTCCAATTGTCAAGTATCCTAAATAGTATTCAATCTTATTTACATACTCACCAATAGGTAGTTGTGCTGCAATTATTCCTGATGTAAGAACAGGCATAGAACCATTGGACGCTAAGGTAAACTTATAGATTGCCGATGTTGTTCCAGCGTATCCAGCAGCGTAGATAGCAGAGCCACCTTCTGAAATAGAAGTCCATTTCCAAGAAGCGTTAGGATGTGTATAGACAGGGGTTGGTAGCGTGTGAGTTGTTCCCTTAGTATTAGTCAACTCGTAAACAGATGCACCAATGCAAGCAACAAGACGCTGCTTAACCCAACCTAGTACCACAGAGTCATTACCAGTGTTGTAGTAACGAGAGTACCCAGCAGTTGGAGTTGAGATTGGACCTGTGTAGATATGGTCGTTGTCAGCAATAAAAAGATTAGTGCCATCTGTTGCGACAGCAAGGATGGCAGTATCTAATGGTTGTGCTATACCAGTTACATCTGTGTAGGTAACAGCGGTTCCACTAGCAGTGTAGTTGTTAATAGTTGTGCCTGTTGGTGTCCAGCCAAGTATCTTGTCTGTTGAACCATCCACAATAGATATAATCTTATAGATACCGCTAGTTACGCCAGTCATGTTTGCCGTTTGCTTAAGTAATGTAACCTGACCCTTTGTCCAGACATCTAAGCCTCTACTTTCGCGGAAGCGGTAATGACCGTTTTCATCAGTAGTTGCTGGGTCAAAGAAATTAATGCCTTGTCCAGAGTGAAATGACATCTGTGAACGAATCCACCAGCCAGTTAGAGATTGCTCTCCTGGCTCTGTGCCATTGTCAAACTGGTCTTTACGAAAGGGCGCGGTCTGTCGGATGTAAGGTCGTGAGTCATTGATTGCATAGATGAATGGAAGTCCACCCAGTGCTACATCGTAGGCTACATCTGTATTCTGCCAGGTGCTAGTAGATGAGACGATACCAATATCAGCAACACCACGTGCAACTGTTGAAATACCACTGCCGTCAAAGGAATCATAAACTCCACTATCACCTTCGGTAATGTCTCTACTAGCCACCGTATCTCCTTAAGTCATAAAAAATTAGTTGAGCAGTTTGTATCCTTGCTCAGGGATAAGCGTTACGAAAGTAGAAGTGTTGCTTCTTCGGCAGTGATACCAAGACGAGCAAGTAAGGCAGCCTTTTTATCTTTTAACAATGCTGCCGCATTACTTTCGGCTTCATCTTTAGCCTTGCTGGCTTGCCTTTGAGCAAGTTCAGCCTCGGTCATCTCACAATCGATTATTTCGTTTGTTTCTAAATTGTGGATGCGTACTGTTGGATTTGTCATTATTTCACTCCGTATATTCTAACTGTGCCACCTGTAAAAGTTGCACCTGGATTATTAACCGAAATACTTGTAATTGCACTATTAGCATTATTCGCACTAGAGGCGTTATTTATTACTACCTGATTATCTATTGCAATATAGGTTCCGTACCATTGAAAGATTTTTCTTGTATTAGTCAAAGCATAATTGGGAATTACCATAGCCCAAGCATTGTTCGCACTGTTATAATTAAGATTATATGTTGTCGTTAATCGTATTTCACCGTTTTGAGAACTTTTTATAGAGGAAGTAGAGTCAACCAGTTCTAGCCCAATATCATCACAATCAGTAAGACCATTTGGTAAAAATCTAAGAGTGCCGTTGCCGTTGTCAGTTACCCTAGTTATAGTAATAAAAAGATTGACATAATCTTGTGAAATACCAGAAATAGTTACACCAGCACCGCTTAAAGTAGTAGTGCTTAGTAGTGTCATACCGCCACCGCTCGCAGGAGTAGCCCACGCTGGAACACCACCAGCCACGTTTAACACCTGACCAGTAGTACCAATACCTAGGCGAGCAGGTGTATTAGCAGCAGATGCATAGATAATATCACCAGTAGTACTGGTTAAAGTATTGTTAATAACCGAAGAAATTACTGGGTTAGTCAATGTTTTATTAGTAAGAGTTTCAGTGCCAGTCAAACTTGCTTTAGCATCCATCTGAGTCTGGATAGCAGAGGTAACTCCATCTACAAATGCCAGTTCAGTTGCTGATACAGCCGATAATGCTGTTGAAGCATTGGCTAGGTCACGGGCTTTAGTCATTCAGTTATCCTTACTTAGATAGTGCAGCAATTTCCTCGGCTGTTAAGCCAAGGGCTGCTAACTTAGATTCAGCAGATGCTTTAGCCTCAGCCTTGGTTGCTGCCTCTGCTTCTGCCGCTAGGCGGTCTGCTTCTGCCTGTGCTGCTGCTGCTTCATTGGCTGCGATTTCATCGGCTGTCAAAGGGCGCTCTGTGACCTCGCCTGTAGTGCAGTTGATTTCGATTGCTGTTGTCATTATTGCTCCTTAACTAGATTTGATGCCGTATAGATAGAAAGATGAACCTGAGACAAAGTCGTTAGCGGACAAGGCAAAAGCAATTGAAGTAATAGCCGCTGTACCTTCCCATAAATTTGTTGCTGTATTTATATTAGCCGCTGTTGCATTAGTTTCCTGTGCTGAAATAAAACTAGATGGTTTCTTGCTACTTGTTAAATAACTTGGAATATAAAATTCCCAAGAACTAAAAGCGTTTGCTGTCATAGTGCTTACTGTGTTTGCATAAGCACCTGCACCAGAGTCGTTTCCAGAAACTGTATCACTTGATACTGCTGAGCCATTACCTCTTAAATTTACGTAACTGTAATCAGTGCCACCACTAGATGCATTGTACCTAAACTGTAGTGAAACTGGTGTTGAGGCACTAACTCTAGTTGAACCTCTTACTACTAAATCTGTATAAGTAGCAGGAATACTGGAAAAAGTAACAGATGCAGCATTTGCGGTAAGTACATTAGATGAAATAAGTGTGTATGTTTTAGCCATTATGCTGCCTTAATTCCGTAAAGGGTGGCGGTTGTGCCAACGCCAAAATCACGAGTCAGGCTACTGTATAAAGCAACAGAAGTAATAGCAGATGTTGAACGCCATAAAATTACATTTCTATGAACTTCACCTGTGGCTGCGGTATTCATATCTACATTGCCTCTACCAAGCGCAGTTTTATAAGTGCTTCCAGCATAAGAAAAAACATCTATTTCGTTGAGTGAATAGTAGGCTCCTGAACCAGCAACCGACCAAGAAATATATCCTATTCTTGCACTTGTTAAACTGGTATCGCTACTCGATGAAGCAGTTGTTCCATCACCTTTTATAAAGGTCGCTGAATAATTTGCTCCAGTATCACCATTAAAACGCATATATAAATAAGACCTATCAGGGGATGTATATTCAATAAATCCAGTCAAAATAACTTTCAAGTCTGTATAAGTGGCAGGAATACTGCTAAAGGTTATTGTGTTTGCCGCAGTACCTAAAGTAGTGGTAGCGATTGGCTCGTATGTAATTGCCATTTATGCCCCCTTAATTCCGTAAAGTGCAACCGTTGCACCTGTTGACCAGTTGGTTGCTCCACTTGTATAAACTCTTATTGAGTTAATTGCAGTAGTGTCTAACCACAAACAACTTGATAAACCCACATCATTTTGAGAAGCAGAATTTCGGTCATTTCCAAAAAAACTACGCAAAGTTTTATATTTAGTTGTTGAGGCATAATCAATAAAATCAATAATTATTACTTCAGGGTGTGTAGAACTACCGCCATAGTTTCCAAGGTCAATATTATAAAATGTGTTAAGTGACCCACCAGCCGCTACAGCACCAGCACTTCCATATACGCCGTGATATCTGTAATTAGACCCAGTATCTCCATTTAATTCTAAATAAGGATTTTCACCATTTGCACTAAGACCGTGATAACGAATCTGCAAATGCTTATAGGTGGCTGGGATAGATGAGAATGTTGCAGTATTTACACCAGATAGAGATGCAGTAGCAATAGACTCAAAAGCACCTGTGACTGGCGTTGGAAATGCGGCTATTAAACCGCCTAGTACACCACTCATTAAGTCAATCCGTTTCCACTGATAATCCAAGTAGTTGATGCAATCTTAACTGCAGTAGCCATACCAAATGCAGCCAGTGTACGAGAACCTGTAGTTCCTGGACCAGCCAAATACATTGTGTCAGTTGTAATAGCAATGGTTACTGTTGCTCCAGAACCTGCAACAAAAGTAATTGTTGTACCAACTGGCAATGCTAAGTTAGCATTTGAATCAATTGTAAGTGTACGAGTTGCGGTTGAGTAAATGTGCTTACCAGCATCTGCTGCTGCAATAGTAGCAGCACCAGTAGTTGTAGCATTTTGAGGTAGACCCATATAACCAAGTCCACTTGCTGCAGTCGCTGTAGTTCCAGCAGTTACTGTTGAGTCAGTAGCAACCAATGTTTTAGATGTAGGAATAGTTGTTGAGTTAATTGTTAAGCCAGCAACGTTAGTTACTGTTGCACCTGATGTAATAGATGTTGAACCTAGAGTTGGTGCTGAGTAACCAGCAGCAGGTGTTACCCAAGATAATCCTGTGCCTGCCGTTGAGTCAGCCTGTAGATACTGTCCGTTAGTTCCAACGCCGAGTCTGCCTACTGTGTCAGCAGCAGTACCTACAATTAGGTCGCCCTTAGCGTCCATAACTGTGTTAGGGATTGCTGTAGCCAAATCAAATGCTGTAAAGGTAATAATCTCAAGGATGTCAGAAGCAGCAAGAGCGGCAAGAGAAGTAATGCTTGTTCCGTTAGATGCTGTGTAATCTGTAGTACGAACTAGAAGTACACCATTGAGGTATACCTGCTCATAACCTGCAAGATAAGAAAGAGTTAAGCCATTAGCATCTGCACCAGATACTGATGTTTCTCCGCCAGCAGCAACAAACTTGTAACGATAGATTGCTGCAGTTGATGAGATAGAACCCCAAGCAGAACCTGACCAAGCAAACATTGTATTAGATACTGAGTTCCAATAAAGAGCACCAGTAATAAGTGCGTTACCATCATTGTCTACAGATGGTGCAGTTGACTTAGCACCTAGGTAGCGGTCATCAAAGTTGTCATAAGTTGTGGCAGCAGCAGCAGCACTTGCTGCAGCAGCAGTAGCAGAACCAGCAACACCATCAACATAAAGTTTAGTTGCAGCGTGTAAGTCAATTGTAGGAGCACCTGATAGAACAAGAGCACCTGTCATAGTTGAACCAGCCTTGAGTACCATAGCATCAAAGACTGAACCACCTGCTTGGATTGCTGTTGCAATCTCACCAAGTGTATCTAGTGTGCCAGGGGCTGAGTTAACAAGATTTGCTACAGCAGTATCTACATAAGCAGTAGTTGCAGCATCTGTAGTGTTGGCAGTAGGTGTACCAAGTCCTGTAATCTTTTGTGCATTAAGTGCAACTGATGCAGTAGGTGCAGCCATCTGGTCTAAACGAGATGTGCGTACCTGTGTATCAAAGTCTGAGACAGTTGCTGCTAGTTGGGTGCCAGTATGGTTAGCGCGAGCATAAGGGTCAGAGACTAACTTTGCTGCAGTAATAGTTCCATCTGCAATATCTCCAGCAACAATAGTTCCATTGACAATATCAGCAGAAGTAATAGTTCCATTAAGGTTTAACTTACTGTAAGCAATAGCAGCAGAGGCATTAACATCTGCGTTAAGGATAGTTCCATCAAGCAACATTGTGCTAGTTACTGTGCCAGTATCACCAGCAGTAATTGCTGTGCCTGAAATCTTTGTCTTATCAATTGCTGCTGCAGCGTTAACATCAGCGTTAACAATTGCTCCAGTACCAATAACCGTGGTTAGGCTTACGTTGCCAGTGCCATCAAAGGTAACCCCACTTGCTTCTACATCCCCAGTTAATTGGAATGTACGAGCAGTCGCAAGGGCTGTAGCAGTAGCAGCATTGCCTGTCGCAGAGCCAGCAGAACCGCTTACGTTACCTGTTACGTTACCTGTTACGTCACCAGTAATATTACCTGTGAATGTACCCGCAATAGCACCTGTACCAGTAATGGTTGGGCTAGAAATTGTTGGGCTTGTGCCAAAGACTGCAGCACCCGTACCTGTTTCATCTGTCAGCGCACCACGAAGGTTTGTGCTGGATGGAGTAGCAAGGAATGTGGCTACACCAGTACCAAGACCAGCCAAGTTTGCTGTAGGAAAACCAGTAGTATTAGTTAGAGTTCCAGATGCTGGTGTACCTAGGGCTGGAGTAGTAAGAGTAGGGCTAGTTAAAGTTTTACCAGTAAGAGTCTGTGAGCCTGTAAGTGTTACTAGGGCTGCAGTATCCGTAATACCGTGTACGACAGTTGTATCTTCAATATGGTCATTGGCCTCTTGGTAGTCACGACCAATTGCCATATGTCGAACCACTGCACCTGCTGAGTGAGCAGAGCCTGTACCAGGAGTTGGACCATCTACACCGCGAGTAATGTTTAAAGTGTTACCAGTTGAGTAAACCGTAACATCTACAATTTCTTCAAGCGCTGTATCTGGGTCAATAACAACCGTGTATGTCTGTGTGCCAGTTAGTGTTTTGCCACCCATAATAGATGAGCCATTGACAACAGCCATAGTGCTTGCTGTTGATGTAATTGGCGAACTCAGCGTTGTTTGCTGAGAACGTGATGAGTATTTTCTGACTGTCATTTAGGTTCCTATCGGCGGGAGTAATGAACTTTTGGAGGATAATTCTGTTGCTGCGCTTTTGTTTCTTCACTAAGGCGTTGCTGGTAAAGAGCGTACAGTTGCTTTGTTGCACTTTGTGAAGCACCGTAAGGGCGCTTAGAGTCTGTCTCGTCAGCCTGTGGGCTAACCTGAGAAGCACGTGCTGGGTCTAAGTATGTTAATAGGCGATACGATGCTCCAAGGACTGCAACATCTTTTGTTGATTCTGGCAAGCCAGTTTGTGTTGAGTAGTCTTGTGCAGTATTGCTTGTGAATGGTGTTGGGTCTGTAGCATATGTAACCTTCACTGTACGACCAGAGATTGGTGACTCACCAAGTGTAACTGTCTGTACTATGTCAGTGCCAGTTGTATACCCAAATGCTTCTGGGTTTGCTGTTGCATCAAGGTCATAGCGACGAATTGGTACCCACTCTTTAGATGGCCCAATTGACTGCCAAGCAATCGTAATAATATTTTTAATGTTAAGATTAGAAAAAGCATAGGTTGAGGTTGCAGCATTGAAAGTAAAGGTTGTTGTCTTTACAGAAAAGATGCTTGAACCTAATGAACTAATTGTATCATTGATAGCACGCTTGACTGAAAAACGCGGGAATGTTGGGCTGATTGTAACTTTCTTATCAGCAAGGTGCGTAGCAGCGGTTGAGCCTAAGTACCCACGCCCATACGGAGCAACGGTTGCTGTGTTTGCAATACGGTCATATGAATCAACCCAGAGTAACTCTTCATCAATCTCAACAATACCCTTACCTACAGATTCCGTAGAACCTAGGGATAGGATGAGTGGCGAAGCGCTGGATGATGTTGTTGTAGTTACTGCGTCTTTAAGATAGGTTGCTCGGTCCTGTTGAAAGGTGTAACCTGCAAGGTTGATGAGGACTTCATCAATCATATTCTCTAAAGTAGTTGTCATGCGTTGATGCTCCTTAGGGCAGCAGGGGCTGCTAGTCCAGTACTTCCAGCAAGTTCATTGCAGATACCGTCGATGTCCTTAAACTTATCACGTGTGCGTGATGATGATGCTTTGATGTTAAGCGCTCCAACTGTTGCTAGACCAGTTGTACCAGCCCAAGCATTTGCTGCACCTTGCTCATCAAGACCAGTAGTTCCAGCAAGCCTATTAAGTTCTGCTGTTAGGCTACTGCCCGCGGTACCTATTGCCATTGTTTAACCCTTCTTAGGTTTAATTAATCCTTGCTGAGGTAGAATCAAGTTAGACTTTTTCTCTTCTTTTACTCCACCAAAAAATGCTTTATAGTAATGCTCATCAAATGAGAATCGTTTCATGTGAGGAACTACCGCACCTGTATGACAGTAGACTGGAATATCGGCCTTGCCAACTAGAGCAAAGAAGTAGATATCTTCACCCATGAATGACTTGCCAGTTCCAATTTCATTAAAGATAGCAATCTCGTTGCCGACTGCTTCAATAATCTTGTCAACTACATTTCGGTGCATAAGAACAAATCCCATACCCGCTGCCTCAACTTTAATAAGTTCATTCTCTGGCATTGGGTGAACTCGCTTGATACCAACCACACCATCTTCTGCTTCTGCAAAGTTAAAGATAGTTGGCATTGGAATCATTAAAGGTTCTTCTGGTGTGTCTGTCGTAAAGTAAACTCCAGTAAGGATAGGGCGTTCTGCCACATCCTTGTTGTCCCATAGGAGTCTAAACTTTTCTGGACTTATAACAACATCTGAATCAACCCAGAGTAGCCACTCTGAGGTGTTGTTCTCATACCAGTAACGAATTATTTTTTCACGCTGTCTAGCAATCTGGTTGCCTTGACTTCTCAAGGTGGAGGTAAAGTTGATACCAGATTTAAGCATAACGTCTGTAACGCCTTGCATAAACTTGCCGTCAACCATACCATTGTCACACCATGCGATTGATACTGTTTCTTGTGCCATTGTCCCCACCTTTGTTAGTTACTTCTTTGTTGTCTTTGTTGTCTTAGTTGCTGCTTTCTTTGCAGCATCTGCAGTAGGTGCCTTGATACCCTTGGCCTTTGCTGCTGCCATCATTGCATCGTACTGTGTCTGCGATACTGGCTTTCCAGCCTTTGCTGCCATTCTTCCAGATGCAGAGAAAGCCTTGTTAGTTAAAGTCTCGCCTGTACCAAATACTGCTTTACCAACGCGTGACTTGGCTGCTGCACCAACTGCTGGTGACAACTTGGCTGCTAAGCCTGCTGCCTTGCCCTTTGATGTAACCATCGCACCAACTGCTGCTGCTCCGTAAAGTCCTGCAACTGCCTTACCAAAGTTAGAGTTACTTTTTGTACCTGGCTTAGTTGTTGGCTTTGTAGTTGGCTTAGTTGCTGGCTTAGGGGCTGGCTTTGTTACACCAGCACGTGCTGCATCTGCAGTCTTTGCAACTGGGGCATACTTTGTCTTAGCGGCTTCAAGACGCTTTGCGCCATACATACGGCGTACACCTTCTTGGAACTCACGTGCCATTCCGCCAGATGTCTTGCCGTTCTTTCCAGCAAGTTTTAGGGCTTCCGTCATACCCAATTTCTTAATACTATCGATTGTCTTCTGAGACACCTTACCGACTAGTGCATCTCCTGATAAACCTTTTCCTCCGCCTTTAGTTAATTTTCCTGCTGGGCGTGTTGGAAGTTTCTTTGTCATTGCTGCCTTACGAGCCTCATCTGCTGTTTTTGCCATTACCATTTCACCTTGTCTGCCCAATATGCGGCACTTAGTTTTCCCTTGGATATATTACTTGCATGTCTTGCTTTGAAAGACTTCCTTCGTGCTGCATAGGATGCAGACTCTCCTGCTTTTTTAGGTGAGCCAGAAACGCCTTGTTGTCCAAAACGTATGGTCTTTACCTGGCTACCTACCTTAGCCACAACAACGTGTGACTTAGTAGGGTGGCTTGGAGTTTTCTTAGGTTTATTAAAGCCTGCTACTCCAGCCCGTGTTAATCTTGAGTCTTTCATTTACTTCTTCTTTGCCTTGATTTGCTTTCCAGTCTTGTCATCATAACGACGACCTAGAACAAGAGCGCCAGCGAGTTGGCCAATCTGCTCTTTAACTGCTGATGAACCAATCTTGTTGCCAATCTTGCGATTGTACTTCTCTTCGTAGTCAGACTGTAACGCCTTGTCAACTGCGTTGCTTGCACGACCTGCGGTCTGCTTTGCCTCACGCATAAGGTTTTCTAGGTAGGACATCTTACGTGGTGCTGGGGCTGCAAATCCAAAGTCTTTTGCAACTTTTGCCGCCATAGTGTCAGCCTTCTTCTTCGCTACCTTAGTAGTAGTGTACTTCTCGCGTGCCATGGTTACATGCCCTTCTTGCGGACTACTGCTGTTTTCTTTGCTACGCGCTTAGCAACCTTCTTGACAGGAGCCTTTGCTCCAGCCTTGCCCATGCCGTATCCTGCTTGTCCCTTTTTCTTGCCACATCCACATTTAATGCACATTATATTTGTCCAATCTCTTTCATTACTTCGGCGGTTTTTTTGTTAATCTGATGTGCTTTAGGCATTGTCTCTGAGTTGTAGGCTTTACCTAATGTTACTGATGCAGCGTATGCTGCTTCAACGTGAGCACGTGATGTGCCTCCTGGTTGAATTCCTTGAGCCTTGGCATCTCGATATGCTTTTAGTTCTGAGGTCCATTTCTTATCTGAAATGTCTCTTGTTGCATCTCCTGTACCAAGTTCAAGAGTAGATGCCTTGCATCCGAAGCAGCCTTCTACATAGTTGGCGTGCGTTTGTATTTGATGTAGTCCCATTTCATCTCCTACTGTGCTGTAAAGTTTGCTTCTGTAATGTCAACGCCACCAGCGATAAGCGCTGCTTTAGTTGCGTCATTTACTGTATGATTGTAACCACCACGATAGACCTCATCATAAGTAGCCAGGTCTTCATCTGTTGCGTAACGAGTTTGGTAGTATTCACCATCACTCTTAACAATAGTAATACCTTTGCGCAAATTGGCAAAGTAAAACAACCTGTGTCCACCTGATGGACCTTCTAGTACATATGGTGTCGTGAATGTCCAGTTTGCCATGATTCTCCTTATAATGGATTTACTGCTAAGCAGGGAGATTGCTCCCCCTGCTCAACCGTCAATCAATTACGCGATTGATGAACCTGATTCGATTCGGTATAGTGCTTCTTCGCGGTAGCGAGCAAAGCCGAGTACGCCGTACCAACCCATTGGGCGGTGACGCATCAACTTGTCGACAACTGGTCCAATAACTACATGTGGCTCTTCTGCAACTGCTTCTGCAAGCGCTTGCTGTCCAGCGATGATTGTGCGGTACACCTTTGCAGATGAAGCACCGTCTGTTGTGTTGTATAGACGTGGTGACTCTACGAAGTATGCACCTTCGTATGTACCAATCTCGCCTGCCCAGATGCGGTCCTGTGAAGAACCGTATTGGTTAGGAAGTAGCCATCCAGCAGAACCTGTCTCAGCACGAAGGTCGTGTGAAACTTCTGGGTGTAGGCCAGCCCAGTATAGTGAACCCTTACGGGCTACTGCCTTACCTGCACGCAACTTCGCAACAGCCTTGCGGATGTTAGCAGAAGATAGTGTTGCAGCAGCAGTTACTGTTGCTGTTGATGTTGCTGTTGAACCTGAGTAGATTACGTTTGTTCCGCCGCGCAATGTTGTCATTGCTACTGCGTCGATTGAATCTGCAAGGTTGAATGCGATGATGTTAGCAATTGCTGGGTCTACATCAGCGAGGCTGAATAGTTCCAAAGCACGTGTTACAAGAACAGAGTTACCGTACTCGTTAAGAGTAATAGTAACAGATGTTGGTGTAGACATTGCTACTGCATCTGGGTCAACTGTCTCTGTTAGAGCAGTTGTTGCTGCTGATAGGTCTACATAACGTTGTAGAACTACTGTTGAGCCTGGGATTGCTTGCTTAGCGGGACGCTTGTCTGCGACTGAACGAATTAGGGGTTCAGAACGGAGAGCAAACTCAAGAAGGCGGTCATACGCCTTCTGTACTAAACCAGCGCTACCAGCGGTTCCGCCTAAAGAGGCGGAGTCTGTTGATACGTAGGCGTTAGCCATGTTTTAACTCCAATTGTTAGGAATAACTATGATTAGTTTTGTGAACCGTAAATCATATTGATAATCTCTTCTGCGGATTGCGCATTGTCAATTCTCATTGATAAATCTTCGGCTCGGTCAGGTGTTGTTGCACCCTGCGTAACCAAATCTTGCTGACGTAATGTAGCACGATTTTGGTTATTTACTTCGGGTGCATCCTGGCGAACTTCTAATCCAAACAAGTCTGCATTATCATCGAGCCAGTTATTCACTGACTCCTCGTTAATATCATCCAAGTCCTTTAGGACTAGTCGTAGTGCTTTAGGATTGACACCTTTCTTTTCTAGGGTTTCTTTGACGATTCTCTCACGTTGTCCTTTAGACAAAGTCTCGAGTTGCTCTGTGAGGTCCTTAATACGCTTTTCGTCTGCACGCTTGGCTTTACGCAACTTCTTTAAGAGGTCGCTTCCGTCCATCTGTGTTTCTGTATCGGTATCTAGTTCGTCGTCTTCGTCATCCCAGTAGTTGTTGCTCATAGCAACCCACCCTTCTATTCGTTGTAGTCGCAAGCCTCAGTGACTAGTCGGGGAACTAGGCTGGCTCTTGCTATCGGTCTAATACGCTGACGGGGCCGATGGGTCCGTTCAGGATTCTATTTAGATTAAGCCTTGGGCTCTATCTTTTGATGAAAGTCTTCCAGAAGAGCCACTAAATCTATTGGCTTCTTCTTCTCTAATCCTTCTAAGTTTTTCTGCTGCAGCGGCATTTGCTTGGAATGTAGATGCAATTGCTTCCTGCTGAGTAAGGTCAATACCGCTCATACGACCTAGTGACTGTCCACGTTCTAGTTGCTTGACGGTTGCAAAGTTAGTAAGTGATGCGCCGTAATCAAAACCTCCAGCAGCAATATCTTCACTGGTTAGGTCACTAATTGTTACACCCTGTGTCTTTGCTGCAGACTGTACGCTAATTGACTTAACCTTCTTGGTTAGTTCAGCAGCACCCTTCTCGCCAGTAAGCATTGCCTTAGCAATAGATGTTCTATCTGCTCCTGGGAAGTATGCCTGTAGGTCTGCCTTAAGAGCAGATGGGGCGTTGTCAATTCTATCAAATGTATCTGTAATTAGGTTGGTTACCTCAAGGACTGATTTACCTAGTCCAATGATTCCACCTAGGAAGTTTTGGTTAGCAAGTTCGCCCATACCAGCAGCACGGAGTACATCACCCATAGCAGATTCTGATTTAAAGTATTCTGCAATAGTTGGCACTTCGATTGCTTCGCCAGCAGCAAGTCTATCTGTTAGAGCATAGATTCCATTGAAACGGTCTGTAAAAGGCTTGAGGTCTTTATTGTAACGTATATCTTGTAAAGATAGGTTAATTGCCTCGGCTATTGTTGAACCACTATTGGTAAATTTTAATGCACTAGTGTACAGTGCGTTGACCCAAGGTTGGCTTGCTTCTTTAGCGCCAAACAATAGTGCAAGTGTATTCTTAAAAGTATCTAGTGCTAATGTTTTTGTCCCGTCAGCGGCTATGCCACCTGAACCTGGAACTACAGTAGTATCTACCCAGCCTTTGTTTGCATCAAATACCCACGTACCAGCACCTGTTGGCTTTGTTGGCATCTTGTATGTTTTTGTTGCAGCATCGTAGACATAAGCAGGAGGAGTTCCTACTGGTCTTGCTGGGTCAACAACTGGTGCTACGTATCCAGGGTCTCCAGGCTTTAATACAGTCTTGGGTGCTACATAGCCTGGGTCTCCAGGCTTTAGTGTAGTAGTGCTAGCCTTAAGTCCAGAACCAGAGGTAAGATTTCCTTGCGCGTCATAAACATTGCCCGAAGTTGTTGTACGAGATTCAGGAATAGGTACACCCATTGGGAATACTTCTTTGTAGGTTCCAACTCCACCTGCACCAGTACGCACGAATTCAATTGTTGCTCCTGCTGCAGCACCTTCTTGAGTAAGTTCAGGCTTAGTCTGTGCTTTATAGCCAGCAGTAATACGAGCATTGGCTTCTGTTGCAGTTTCACCTGGTAGGCGATTAGCGCGGTCAGTTGATTTACCACCTGCTGCTACAACGGCTGCAGTCGCAGCATCAATTGCTGCTTGCTTATCTGCAGCAGTCTTTGCTGCCGTTTCTGCGGCTTTTGCTGCTGCTGCTAAACGTACTTCATTCCTTGCGTCTGCGGATGCCATTATACTCCAAATCCAAACGCTCTAGCAAATTCAGTTGCAGAGTCGCGTGCGTTATTATTCGCTTCTTCGGTTAACTGGTACTTAGGGTCATTTTTTGCCTTAAGCAATAAATCGTAATATGATGGTGGTGTACCCTTGCCATCTGCACCAGCAAAGTTTGTGTAGGACATTACAATAGGATTGACCTTCCAGTCAATATCTTTCTCTTCCATCTGCCAAGTTTTTGCAAGCATCTTAACAATAGGAGAAGCAATGTCGTAAGTAGTTAGAGTTGGGTCTTTAGCAAATCGGTCTGCAAACTGCGGATATTCCTTTATTGCAATCTTCTGCAAAGAAACAGTGTAATCGGCAAGTGTCATGTCGCCTTTAGCAATTGCCTTAGCAGCAGCCTTTGCGTCTTTGTCAGAAACGCCAAAGATATTAAACTGGTCAACCAAGCCACGTACTTGGGCTAGAACTCCGAGAGACTTGGCTCCTAGGGTTGCTTCGTTATTGAAGTCAACCTTCTTCCATACCCAGTTAGATGTAAACTCACCAGCATCAAAGAAAGATGGATACTCTGTTTTAGCAGTAGATGATATTGTTCTATCAACCGCACCAGGAGTAGTTCCTCCAGGGGTGACTTTCTCGGCAGTAGATGTAACTACCTTTTCAATTTGTTTATTCTGCTCAGTATCAAACTCTTTCATGAACTGTTCTACATCTGCAGTTGTAAATTTAACAGTGTAACCTGCTTGTTTAGCAGCCAATTTCATGATAGCGAGAGCAGTGTTCTTTGTTAACTTAGTCTTGCTGGTTGAAGTATTTGTACCAGAACGTGGGTTATTAGTCTCACCGCTACTTGCCATAACAGCATTGATAATTGCTGCTATGCCAGGAGAAAGTTCTTGAGCGTCTGCTAGTGGTGTTGTAGAAGCCGCTTTATTGGTTCCGTTGCCACCGTCAATATCGATGTTATCTTCGACACCATCTTTATCTCTGTCTGCCATTAGTTAGCCGCCTTTAGTGAGTCATTATCAAAGTATCGTGTAATAATTGTCTTCAAGTTACCATCCCACTGACTAGCATTTTGCTCTGTCCACATGTTGTATGCTTCTCTAAGCATAGCCTTGCGTGGGTCATAGTCTGGTAGCGATTGGTATGCCATAGAAAACATTGAACGAGCATTTAGGAATTCTTGAGTATCCTGCCAAAGTTGGCTCTTGCCATTCTTTGACATGAACTGCTTGTCATTAACAATCTCAGTTAATGCGCGAGCATACTTGTAAGAAGTGTCGCCACTCTGTGCAAGTTGGTACTGGTCGTACCATGCCTGGCTTTGGTCCTTAAATGTTGTAACAGCAAGGTTATCTAGTACTGCCTTGAGTTCTGGGTGAGCACGTAGTGTCTTACCATCAGTAATCTTAGCCTCTAGAGCAGCCTTAGTAGCCATATAGGTGTTCCAAGTACGCTGCTTGATGCGCTCTGTTTCAATCTCCTGTGGACTCATCTTGAGTTCATTGAGATTCTTACTTGTTCCTGGCAATACTGCACTTGGGTTAGCAAGAAGTGTAAGGATGTTGTTTGACTGCTTTGCTGGGTCATAATCTAAATCAGCAGTTAGCAAGCCAACTAGTCCAATTTCACCTGGCTCAATGTTAGCAAGTCGTCCAACCAAAGCATCATTATCTTCAAATATGCGTGCATACGCTTCGCTTGTTGCAGGGATATTAAGGTTCTTAGATGAACCAGTAAATGTCACTCTGTCAAGCATGAACTGTGGCCCAAGTAGAGATAGCATCTCTTCTCCTGCAGCATCACGTGCATCTTGATTAGCCATACCCTGTGCAATGTACTTTTCCTGTAACTTATAGTACAGATTTGAAGTAAGTGACATTGGTGCATTGTCAATCTTGTACGGAATACCTGCATATGGTGATGCAAATGTAGAGAAGAACTTAGCGCGGAATAGACCCTTTACTTGCTTCTCAATGTCAGCATCAGATGGCATTTCCTTTTGGATTCCCATTTCAACCAACATTGCGTTGTAGTTGTAAATAGACTTCCAAGAACTTAGGTAATCTCTTTGTCCGCTCTGACCAAATATCTTACTTGCAAGTTCTCTCTGCCAGTCTGGGCCAGAGTTAACTAGGTTCTTAACCCAAGGTGGGGTGTAAGCATCTCTTACAGATGTTGGTGGACCGTATGGGAAGATAACCTTGTACCAGTTAGTTCCGCCAATTGTCATTAGGTCTTCAACTTCTGCCTCTGACTTGTGAAATTTCTGCATTATCTGACCTACTGAAATGCCTGTAACGAATGACGGTCCTGGACGGTTAAGAAGGAAGCCTAGAGACTGTGCGCTAAGTTTAACGCCTTCTCCGCGTGCTCCTAAACCACCAAATAAGTCTTTAGTTCCAGGTACAACCAAGTGAGACATCTTGTTGATATCATCAGTTGGGTTACCATATTCGTCTACACCAAATGTTGTATATGAACGTCCATAGTTAGACACTAGTGCTGCTGCACGTGTTGGGTTCTTTGCAGCAAGACGACCATAGCGCAAGAATGCGTTAGCATTTGCACCTGGAAACGCCATGATTCCACGTAGTGAATTAATAAGACGGTTAGGGTTGTTGATAGTGTAGAGAGTCTTTTCCATCTCTTGCAAAGCCTCACGGCCTGCTGCTTGACGTAGAGCATTGTACTGACCAGTTGTCATCTCGACACCTTGGTCCATTAAGTACTGTGCTCGTCGTGCAACATTCTCGGTTGCTAACTTGTCAAACAAGGAACCACGAATAGGGTTTTCAACGCTTGCGAGTTTACTCATTACCCTAGTCATCATTTTGTTGTAGCCTTGGGCTGCAGTTGTGACACCGCTTACACCAAATGTTAATGCTTCGTAGTTGTGATTAGATGGGATAATATCATACAACTCGTCAAGGTATGGAGCAAGCAACTTCTCTAGTTGCTGTGACTTTACCTCACCCTTAAGAATCGCTGCGCGAGCCTCGTAAGATGGGTACATACGCTTAACAAGTGCAACCTTTTCAGTAAGATAAGAAACTGCTTGCTTCTCATCAACAACATCAAATGCCTTGAGGTATGCTGTTCCTTCTGCAGTCTTGCCCCACTTTAGAATATTCTCTACTGGGGTTTCTGCAAAGATTAAGTCCATCAGAGGCTCACCACGGTATTGACGGTTAGCAATATCTGCTAACTCTTCAAAGTAGTTCTCGTCTCCAACGCCAATCTTTGACATAGGAATCTTGCGCTTAATTGCAGCAACGCCTGATGCTACAGACATTTCTCCTAAGAAGTTAATCTGCTGTGTTCTAGCGTTCTGTGTTTCTGCGCGTACCGCTGCAGTAAAGTTGTTTGCACTTCCATCAGCCTGTTCTTCAATGAAAGAATCAATGTGATGCTGAGTTCCGTTAAGAACAATAGTGTTCTTTTCCTTTGAGTAGTAACGCTCTTTAAACTTTGCGCTCTTACCAAATACATCTGCTTGCTTAATTCTGGCTTCGCCAAGTGCTTTGATAGCGTTATCAATGCTAACATATGCCTGTTGAACAGCATCATCTGCAGCCTGGATTACCTTTTTGTTGGTTGCCATCTTGCTAACTATGTCCTTGTAGTTAGCGATTGCTGCCTTAGCCTTCTTGACTTCTGCAGTCTTCTTAGTAATACCTGGATTAGCATCAAGGTATGCAAGTCTGCGCTCTAGTGTTGCCATGCTTGGTACAGCCTCTGTGACTCCATAAGGAACCATTGCATCGCGCAAGTCTAGTTCTATACCATCAACAACCTCTTGAATAGCCTTTAGTTCTTTTCTTGCAGCAGATAAATGCTGTGACTTTGTGGCAGGAGATGCATTCTTAAGAAGGTCATTGACAGTTGTTTCTGCATAGTTCTTGGCAGCAATTGCTTGCTGCAGCATCTGGGACCTGTCTGATACGTTACTAACAACAGCATTATATTCTGCCTTATTAGTAACTCTTTTTTTAATGTTATCTACAGACCAGTTGTAAAAGTTCTTTGTTGCTCTTTTGCCGCCTGCTAAAATGATTTCGTTTCTTACGAAAGCAATACCTTGTGATAAGCCAACGCTGATGATTGGCTCAAACAATGACTGCTTAAATGCGTATGATGGGCGAGCAAGTACGTCGAATGTCCATACTTTGTTAAGTTCACCAAAGATGTCTCTTCCAGCACGATTTAACTGTCTGCCAGTTTTAGTAAATCCCTTTGCCGCTTCAATGTCTAATTGGGTCTCAATATCATCCCAAGGCGTGAAGCGATAAGATTCAGCAAACTGACGCAATGTCTGAGGCTGAACAAGTGTAACATTTCCATCGTATCCAATGCCGAATCCGTTTTCTTTAACAGACTGCATTCCTTTGCTTACGTTCATTTGAAATTTTGCCACGTAGTTATTAATTGCTACTTCATCATAGATGCCAGCCTTGTATGCAAGCATACGACCAACCTGAGCATCAATAGACTTGAGTGCTTCTACCTGTGCAATTGAACCCTTGCCGAGTGTGTTCATGTATTCGTTTTCTAAACGAGCACGAACAACTGAAACCTTTTCGTATAGTCCAGGCTGTATCTCAACTTTAGCAGCACCATCTCTAAACATCTTCATGTTGTTGAGGAAGCCAGTAAGTTCTACGCGTGCCTGCATTGGGCGCATACCTGATAGGGATACGAATCCAGCAGGTAATGATTCTGTTGCACGACCACCAAGTCGTACACCCTTCATTACTAATCCACCAGCAGTTGTTCCAATTGTAGTCTCAAGGAATCCTGAAATCTTTTCATATTCTCTACCACGAATTGCAGACTTTGCTCCACGGATTGCTCCTTGGCCCTTGATTAGCGCAGATGCACCAACAATAGGCTCGATAGGCATGAAATCTTTGCCACCAAAAGTGATGTCACCCTTTTCATTAAAGAATGCATCTCTAATCTTTGTAAACTGTGGGTCGTTATTAATGGCGTCATCAAATGCTTTCTTTAAACGCAAAGCAGAGACACCTGTTGGCATAGGCAATTCGCCATTTTGAATAGCCTTAGTGCGTATTTGTGACTTAACATCAGCCATATCAAATAGTTTATCGCTTGATGTAGCGGCTAAGCGCTCTAGTGCAGCAAGGTTGCCCTTGTCACCAAGAAGAATGTCTTTAACAACGTTTGCATCTGTTGTTTCACGAATGATTGGAATCAACTTCTCATTGGTGCTGTATTTCATGACTAGGTCTTCAATGATACCCCAGTCTTTGCTACCAGCAAGCAACAATACGTGGCTTCCTGAGATAGTCTGAGCACCCTGAGCACCGTTTGTGTTGGCATATAGTATACCAGCATCCATGTCTGATGCCAAAGAGTCGACACTCTTACCCTTGGTGTACAGTCCTGCAGGCTTTGCAACGGCTTTTACACCAGCGCCAGCAAGTTTACCAGCAACGCCGATACCCTTGTTACCTACAAGTAGGTCACCAATACCAGTGTACCAGCGACCAACTGCGTTATCAACAAAGTTCTTCTTGATACTCTCGTCTTCCCATAGGTTGACGTTACTTAGGTTAATCTTACCAGTAGAAAGAACTAGTTGAGACAAAGGACTAATGATTGGGACTAAAGTTGACTTAGTAAGTGCCTGCATTGCAGAAACTTTTTCACTACGATTGTAGGCTCTCTTGATATCCTCAAACTGGAAACCCTCTTCAAACTGACCCTTTTGGTAAAGGGGAGAGTTTACATCAGTTAGCAAAGCAAATGTAGATATTGGACGAGAAATAAGCGGTGAGTAAATCTTCTCATTAAACTTAACAGCACCCTTAAGAAGAAAGTCTGCTGTAGACTTAGTTGCAGCCTTGGCTAGTCTTCCTGGTGCGGTAGACTCAATTGACTTGTTTACGCTATCAAGAGCATTTCTTACATTTGTAGTAAATTCTTGTTCTCTCTTTTGTTCATCTGCATTGAGATAAGAACCGCCACCTGTGAGTTTTTTAAGAACGGAACCTGTGGTAGATAGAAATGAATTCCATGAAGACATTCTTACCCCCTAAAAGTTTCGTTTAATATAATTTTTTTCGGTTCCGCCTTTTACATCTTCCTCAGTAATCCCAATAATAAAAGAGTCGCGCTCTTCTGGAGACTTCCATGGAATCATTGCAAGTTCAATTGCTATGGCTGCATTTTGGTAGCCAAGCGAATTGGCAAACTTATCAACATTGTCAAAGAAACTTCCAGGTGTGAATGTAACATCATCCATTTGGAGTGCTTCTGGCATTTTGAATAAGATAGTTCACAAAACGCTTGTATGAATCTGGAGCATTTGGAGACTGAGCAGCAAGGCTCAAGTCTGGAAGATATGTCATTGCAATCTGTACATTCTCATCTTGACGAGCATCATTCTTAAACATGTTTGGTAGTGCTTCTGAACCAGGACCAGGACCAAAGTCTACACCAGCAGTAATTGGTTCTGATGGGTTATTGGTTGGGTCCATTAGTGTGCCTAGCGGTTCCATACTTACTCCGCCATAGGCTGCTTCTTGTGAAGGCGCTGACGCCTTGACTGATGCTACTGCTGCATTTCCTGCAACTCGAGAGTTGTTCAATGCGCTGTTCTCACCATAAGCAAAACCTGTGTAGTTACCGCTCTGTCCTGCTCCGCCTGTGCCTGAAACATTAGCAGGATTGTATTGTGGACCGCCGTTAGCCCCACCACGATTCTCTGGTGCAGTTGTCATTGTTCCTCCTACTTAAATTGTGTAAATATATGAATTGGTTCTGAGCACATATTGTCATATTGAATTGCAATAGCAATTGCTTTACGAACCATTGTTTCTGCTTGTTTAATAGTAGTTACTTTTTCCACACCCAACGCTGCCAATGCGCCGAGGGCAACATCGCCACCACTACCCATAACGTATACATTACGAACATCGGTATCCCAAGAGTAATCCTCAGAAACCGAGAAAACTTGCCCCTTGACTGAGATGAGGAATCCCCCATCGATTTGTGCAACATCGCCGTCCTCTTTCATATCTATACCTGCATCAACAAAGTTCTTTCGCATTGCTGGAATAAACTTCTGTGTCATGAAAGTATTTAAGTCTTCTTGCAGAGTTGGCTTAGGTTGTTTGTAACCATAATGCAACACGTTACTAGCACGTGATGAACCACAGCCAGCAATTAGAATCCCATTATTATCTACAATCTTAGGAGTCTTTGCTATTTGAAAACGTCCATGCTCATCACTAAGACGTGAATCACATCCTAGTACCGACCAACCGTCACCTTGTATCGCTACCAGAGTTGTCATTTTATCCCTTAGTTGTTACTCGTCCCGAAGCCTTGCCACTACCACTTAGAGTAGATAGAATTGTTTGTAAATCTGGGGCTGGTGCTGCAGGAGTTATACCTGCATCCATTGGAGAGCCTCCTACTGGAGCCGCGCCTGGAGCAGGGGACGGCTGCTCAACAGGAGAAGTTGCCGCCCCAGCAGGAGGAACTTGTTGCTGTGGAGCAAATACTTCTGCAATAGCATCTTCAAGAGTCTGACCCTTTTGACGTGCAGCAATTACTCCCGCAATCTTAGTTACGATAGATGCTGGGTCTCCGCCTTGCGTAGCCATCTGCGGGATGGCCTGAGCCATTGCAGTAATACCACTAAGAAGTGATGAACGCATGTTTTCGATTTCAATCTTTTCAAGTTCTTGTGTAACATTGACTGTGAATGGTAATTCACGCATAGCCATGTCCTTGGAGATTAATCCTCCACCAAGAGCCTGTAACATAAAGATAAGTCCCTGTGCTGGGTTAAGACCCGCAAGCATTCCATAACGGACGTCTGCAGAGTAATCACCCTTAATGTCTTTAGTTGGTCGGTATGTGATTTCGTAAGGTGAACCAGAATCTACACCACGAATTGTCTTTTCTTCTGCGAAGATTTTCTCATCTACTTCAAAGCAGAGAGAGACAACATCACGTAGAGCAGATGCAAAGATTGCCTGTGCTGATTTAACCTGTGTATCAAAGGCACCCATAAGTGCCTGTACGCCTTGACCAGTAACGATGCTTGCATCGATGTTACCAGAACGTCCTTCTGGGTAACGAGTACCTGAGCGAAGTTCTTGGTTAAGTAGTTGTGCTTCCGTAAATGCGCCTTGTGGAATGTTTAATTCGACACGACGAACGCCAGCAGGGTTGGAGGTACGGATAACCGCATCTCCACCCAACTGGAGTTCTTGAACGTCTTGAGGTAGTACAATTGGTGCTTGAACACTTTTCTCTGCTGCTTCCATTGCCAGTAAGGCGAAACGGTTGCGGAGAAGTTGAATACCGAGTACGTCGTCGAATTGTCCACGCATTTCACCATCAATAGATGGCTTACGCGCCACGACAACCATCATCTTGCCCATTGGATTCAATGCGCGAGATAAAACTAAATTACCCTTTTTAGGTAAGTAAATTACTGATTGGTCCTTGTCATAGTAACGAACCATCTCAACCTGCGCATGCAGGTCTTGTGTGTATCCGTCGCGACCAAGGATTTGAGTTTCATACTCTGGGAACTGTGCGACAAGTTCTCCAAGAGTCATCATGTAACGTTTTGCAAATGCCACACAGCGTCCGTAGCGGTCAAATTCTGGGTAAGCCCCGATTGGATTTTCTACGCGGATACGTGGCAACTTGCTTTCTTCGTCCAATTCAATCATGAACGGAACGAAACCATATGTTAGATACCAGTCTGCGCCTGAGTACATCTGTACTGATAGGTCAGAGTGGGAGAAGTAGTTAGCAGCAATACGGGTACGCTTGTCAGCAAAGTTACGTGCCTTGTCGCTAACAGAGTTAGCAGCAGAGCAGTTAATTGCTGGAAGTGGTGCCATAACCTCTGAGAGGTCACGTGCTACTACGTCGATAAAGTTTGCAACTACGTTAGCATCTACACCCTCTGGGAAGAACTCAGGGTAGACAGATGCAATCTGTCCCTTACGAACTGCGAGTACGCTTAGATTACGAGCATCTCGTTCGTGGTTACGGTAGCGCAACGCTTCAACGCGTGCTGCTACTTGTTCCATTGATAATGCCATTGTTATCCTAACGATTGATTAAAAAAATTAATTAGATGTCATCTTACGGTAAGCAACTTTTTTAATGCTGTTACCTTTTGCACTGTCAACCTTAACTAGGTTAGGCATGCCTTTAAGTTGATTATAAGAAGGTGGATTAATCTTCTTTGGTTTTACAACTGCTGGCTTTGGGTTAGTGTTAATCTTAATAGCACCTGTATTTGTCTTTTTTGGTGAAACAAGTTTTGCTACCTTTACTTGACCCTTAAGTTTCTTTGGAGCAACTGCTACCGCTGCCTTTGCTGAATTTGCGCGAGCACGTGTTGCAACTGTTTGAGCGGCTTTTTTTGCGGCTGCTTGTGCTAACTTCTTTGCTGCAAGACGAGATGCAATTGCTGCCGCTCCTGCTGCTATAATTGGTACTGGCATTTGGATTCCTTATCCGTATGTTTGGGACCATTGGTCCGCAAATGCTTCGTCTAAATTTACTGCTTGTCGTCTGGATGCTTGTGCTTGAGTTGTCCATCTGTTCTGCATCCATCTAGATGCACTGCTGCTCTGTTGCATCATCTCGCGTATGCGGATAATAGCAAACCAAAGAGCCATAACGCAGTCTGTTGGGTTTTTAGTATCTGGCTTCCAGGTAATGAGTTCTTGTACGAGGGTCTTCAGACCTTCAGAACCTTCATTGCTTGGTAGTTCGATAATGTTGTTATCTTGGAATCTACCATCTCGGGTATTGCCAAATAACATAGACATAGACGCAACACCAAAAGACGTGTCCCATTTATTCTTGCCAGTAAAGTGTGAGTTGAGTTGGCATCCATAAGATGCTAGATATGCTCTTAAGTCGTCATCTAAGGCATACGCCTTCTGGTGTGCGTTAATTTCAATGCGCAGTTCTTGTGGACGGTACTTCTCAACCCATTCCTCAATCAAAGATTGAATCTTTGCGGGACTTGGGTCAGTCATGTTGATACAGTCCAGAACGTAGATACGTCCATCTGCCCTGTTATATGTAACAGCAACGGCTCCTGTAGCACCTGCCATAGCAGGGTCAAGGCCAATAATAGTATAACCCTCAATATGCTGAGGATGTCCTGGGGTGTTAGGCTTTAGAGGTCCTCTTTTTCGCATTCCGTTGACGGAACCTGCGATACAGGTAGGCGAGAAGATTGAGTCCTCTTGGACGTCTTCTTGCTGGTAGACCATAGCCCATACAGACGGAGCGACCTCAGAGCGACGCTTAAAGAGCGAGGGTCCATCCCATTTGGGGTATAATCCATTTTCAAGTACGTCGTCCAAATCGTTTTCTTGTTGGTCTGTTTCAGGCCAAAGTGTTTTCCAGTTAGCAGGTTTATCATCAAACTGCAATACGGCTGGCATAGCACAGTAAGTAAAGGGGGTCTTGCCACCAGTCCACTGTGAACCATCACGAATCATCTTGTAGAGGTCTACAGAGGATACTCGGGTACCTACAATGATAAGTTTACCGTGTCGTCCCAGACGGGTAATTACTTCTTTTTGAAGCCACTCAATCTGCTTTTCCCACTCATGAGCGTTTGAACCCATCACCACGTCATCAAGGATAATCAGGTCGGCACGTGCTCCGTAAATCTGTGACCCAAAGCCCAGAGCCTGGACAGTAGGGTCTTTTTCGCCAGAGTCTCGCCCTGTTCCCAGGTAAATCATATCAGCAGACCATTGTGTAGCATCTGCCTTATATCCACCGTTAGGGCCAAAGGCCGTCTGTAGTTTCATGTAGCCAGGGTGGGAAAGACGCGTCTTAATAGCGCCTAGGAACTTGCGAGCCATACCCTGTGTTTTAGAGACGATAATCACTCGGGTGTTAGGGTTGGTCACAATCTGGTGTGTTACGTAGTTAGTTGTAATCGTAGTCGACTTGGCGTGCTCGGGTGGCACGTTAATCAAGACACGATTAGGGTCTCCAGCCTCGTAGGTCATACCCGCAGGTAGCCAACGTGGGACATTACCCTCAATAAGGTCAATCCAGTTTAACTGGTGATTAAATAGTTTAGAGCCAAGGAAGGTCTCTGAGAACTCAGCAAAGGGCATATCCTTAAGTTCGGATAAGTCCTGCTTGATGCCCTTGCCTGCAAGGCGGGCTTTATCTGCCTTCTCCTTGAAGTCGGCATCTGCCATAGACCATTGGCGAAAGGCGGTATCTTGACGGTCAACGGCGGCCATAGCGGCGGTGACGGTAGCCCCTTGTTCTAGAAGAGCCAGTACTTTAGCCTGGGCTTCATCCTTACCATAGGTCTGTTTTCCAGCCTTGCGTCCCATAATATGTCCCGTCTAATAACGCCGATTTAACGCATCCTGTTAGCGGACATAACTGTGGCATTTTGATAAAAAAAATTTAAAATTATATATATAGGAGGAGCGGAGTCTTAAACGGAGCGACTCCGTAAGAATTAATCTATATACTATAGAAGACCCGTTCAAACGGGTCTTTTCCGACTGGGTTGGGAAAGTATTTTCCCGAACCCTTATATACTAAGCGTACGATGTGACGTACGTCACACTCTCCGAGGAGTACTTTAGGTACTCTGAGGGGGGTATTAAATATAACAGAAAATTATTATTGGAGTATATATACATAATACATCGCGGTTTTAATAAACCACGGGTCAAAGATAGCCTTTTGCAAGGCTTATGCGCTTGTTATTGTGTGTGCTTTGTTATTTGTAATGAGCAACTATCCACACACTCATTCTATAAATAGATTATGGGGGGATAATAAATAAATAATAAATAGATAGGGCTATCGCCTTTCATGTCTGCCATGTCTGCAGACTTATACCATGCCCAACCCCCAACCCTTTACCATTCTGCCCTGCGTGTCTGGTCAATCTTTGGCTCACGCGCCACGCTCCACGCTCACGCGCCCAGATGGTCGGCCAGCCGACCGCCAAACCACGCTCAAAAAAAAGGTTGGTTTCAATGGTGCTTAAATCGTATTTATGCCTTAGACTGGTACCACTGGCACAAGCCAGCCCAACGAAAGGTTCAATCATGACAAAAGCAAAAGCACCAAAGGCAAAAGTGAACACGACTATCCCTGCCGTAAATACTGCATGGCGTTTATTCTGCAAGGCCACTACTAACAATGAGAAGGCAAACCGTACCGCCGTTTTAACTCTTGCAGATGTAATCGAAAGTCAGACCGCCAGCATCAACAGCATCAAAGCCAGCATCACCGACACAGCAACGGTTTCACCATTGCTAACTGCAACACAGGTTCGCACCCTGCCAACCTTCAAGGCACTAGAAAAGAAGCATGCAGAGTTTCGCGCTCTACCGTTAAAGAAGGCTCTCACTTTCGCTGCAAAGGCTTATGACCTTTTGGGCAAGGGTGAAGCAGAAAAGCACTCATTCACAGATGCGGTTAAACTGGTTGATGATGCTCAGGCAGAGAAAACCCGCAAGGCAAAAGCACCAAAGGCACCAAAGGCATCAAAGAAGGATGCAAGCCTGTTTCAATCACTAGAAGCGGTTTATGCGCTTGTTAGTGAGATTGACCCAAGCGCGATAGGGGATAAGGAGATAGACCTATTGAACGACATCCTCGGCACTATCGAAAGCAAGATGCGCGAGGAAGTAGAAGCAGCATAGTCGGCTAGCCGACCAAAGCCCTCACCCCGTAAGGGGTGGGGGTTTTTTGCTGTCCAAAAATCGGCCAACACAAACCAACACAAACTTTCTGAATGAACGATGAAAGCAACCGACCTACCACAAGAACCGACCCCAAAAAAAATCCAACACAAACCCACGCCAGAATGATGAGTGCCACCGACCTTTGGCGCCAGTCGGCCAGCCGACCAGCATCCGATGAATAACATGGGTTGCATGAATAATGTTTAGGACCTATACTAGAGTTATTGGCAGGGGCTATGCCCTCTGTCAATGAGAACCCAAACGGTCGGCCAGCCGACCACTAACGAAAGGAACGGCAATGAATGTACAAGAGTTCGTAGAGAGTATGCAGGTGAAGGTGAACATCATGAACGAGCAGAAGCGTGAGCGCGAACTGTATGAGCGTGGAGTTAAGGCTATGGCTGAGGCTTCCAATAAGGAGTCAATGTGAATACATACATTTTTAATGTAATGAACACTTACGAAGTAGAGGCAACAAGTGAGGCTGCTGCAAGAGAGTTATTGGGTAGTGATGATGCCATACTGCGTGATAGTGACATTTTATTAGTAGAGGTTTCACAATGAGCCACACAGATAACACCGCGCAAAAATTCGACACAAATTTCCCTGCATGGCTCGCGCTCAAACTTTGGATTGAGCATGTAGACCCTGAAATCAAGAAGTCGGCCAGCCGACCATCACAGAAGCGCAAATGGCGCAGAGAGATTGAAATGGAGTTAGGCG